GCATCAAGCAGCAATGGTAGACTTTCAATGAGAGCCGTCACAATCTGAGTTACAGCAGAAACAGCTGCCGGGATAAGCTCAGGCAGCGCATTAGCAATGCCGGTAACAAGTGTCGCTATCATCTGGACTGCCGCTTCCACTATTGCAGGAAGGTTGGCTATAATTCCGTCGACCAGCGCCAGTACAAGCTGAAGAGCACCCTCCGTGATTCCTGGAAGCGCACCTACCAATGCCTGAAGGAGTGTATTTATAATTTGGCTGGCCGCGTCCACGATGATGGGCAGGTTATCAATTATCGCAGAGCCTATGGAGGTTACGATGCTCAAAGCCAATTCTATAATATCGGGCAGCTGTTCCAGAAGCATATTCACGATGCCGCCCACGGTATTGCCGATAACCTCACTGATCTTCGTCCAATCGCCGTTTGCTTCGTTTAGTCCCCGCGTAAACTCACCCAACAAGCTCACGCCATCGTCTGCTAGAACCTGAAGCTGCGGGAGGAGCACCATGCCAAGTGCATTCTTGGCTGCTTCACCTCCAGACTTAAGCCGCTGCATAGAATCATCAAACTTACCGAGGGCTTCCAAAGATTCCTGACTCATAACAGCCCCCATCGCTTTGGCTTCCTCGGTAAGTTGATTTATACCTTCTGAGCCTTGTGCAATAAGAGGATTTAACTCTTGGGCACTCTTGCCGAAAAGCTGCATAGCAAGAGCATCCCTCTCGGTTTCGTTTGCTACGTTCCCCAGCGCATCAATAGTCTCCCAGTACACGGTTTCTGAATCCCTGAGGTTACCGTTGGCATCGGTTATAGAAATGCCCAGTGCTTTGTACGCCTGTGAAGCTGCACCAGTACCCTCGCGAGCCGAGTTCATGGAACGTATATTTCTCGCCATACTGCCGGTTAAGGTTTCCATTGAGGTATCTACCAGTTCGGCGGCATATTTATATGCTTGCAGTGATTCAGTACTCATGCCGGTAACAGTTGACATGGTGAGAATATCGTCCGCATACTGTGAAGCACCAACAGTCATATCGGTGAGAGCTTTAGCCGCTCCGACCGCAGCCGTTCCAATAGCTGCAAACGCGGCACCCATGGCCACGCCTATCCCTTTTAAGGCCGAACCGAGTTTTTCAAGTTTGTTTGAGGACTCCTCGACATCATCAACGGATTCTTCTACGACATTGCCGAACTCATCAACCTTTTGTCCTGCATCGTTATACCCACGATTCACATCACGGAGTGATTTTTCGTTTTCAGCCAGCTCACCCTCCATGCCGTTGAGCTCAGCCTGTGCCTTATTCAGTTGTATCTGCCAGTTTTGCGTGCGTCTGTCATTTTCACCGAAGGAGGCGGCGGCGTTGTCCAATGCAGCCTTTAGTGTAGCGATTTTCTCCCGCTGTGCATCTATTTCTTTATTCAAAACCGCATTTCGGGCGGTAATCGCCTGAACAGATTTGTCATTCTTATCAAATTGACTGGATACGAGTGTCATCTCGCTACCCAATACTTTAAAGGATTGATTGATTTCCCGCAGGGCATCCTTAAATTGCTTCTCTCCCTCAAGACCAATCTTCAGGCCAAAGTTATCCGCCATACCGTTTCACCTCCTACAATCCCGTCGGGATAATATCATCGATCGTTATCGTTTTCTTTGGCTTCTCGATACCGTGCCACTGCTTATGGCAGGCCCACAAGTCAAGAAACAGACCGATGGGCATAAGCCAGAATTCATCTGCGCTCATGCCCATCTGCACTGTGCCGTAATAGTAAAGTCGGGTAAAGACCTCATCGTCTGTTACCCGACTTCCACGTTTTTTGATGCTTCTTCTTCGCTTACTATATTACGCTTTGTGCCTTTGAACATCGCCTCAGTGATAGCGCTCTTATATGAAGCCAGTTCCAGTGGTGAAGTCAGAAGCTCTACATCTTCTTCTTTGAGAATTTCTTTAGGATTATCCTTGTTCTTTAAGTTGTAAACGAGGATAGACTGATTTGCCAGCAGAGTGATCAACCACACGATCTCGTCCAGAGCCATTTCGAAGTTTTCAGATTTCATCAATTTATCGCCCAGATTCTCTAAGCCCCCGTAGCGGCGAGCAATCTCTTTTGTGGCTCGGGTGGTAAGTATCAGCTCAAATTCCATACCACCAATATTGATAACAGCACTTCTTTCTGTATCCATCTTTCAATCCTCCTATGGCTCCGGCGTGTAGACCGGTTCATATACCTGTGTAAACCAGCCTGAAATAGTTGAGGAAGATACACCTGGATCACCTTCGGTGACCTCTGCTTTCCACGGGTGTTTTCCCATACCATCCAGCTTATTGCGGCGCATGACTGTCCCTTCAATGGTAGGTGTAGAAAAGGTGATAGAATCAGCCTTTGTCTGCAGGTTAGTGGCTGGAAGTCCAAACACCACACGGTATAACCAAAAATATCTGTATGTGCCGTTAGCCTTTTGTGCACGAAAGCCCACCGCGACCGGTGTCCCGGAGTTCTCGCTGGCTGAAATCAGAACTCCATTATCATCAGTAGTTGCACCAGTCAGATCCGCCGCAACAGTGGGTCCAATATCATCGATACCAAGGGTAAGCGTACCGCTGTTGAACTCCTTCACTACCTCAGCAGCTCCGTCGTCTGCATATAGTATCGCTTCAACTAATTCAACCGAAAGCTCGGCAGTAATAGCTTTAGCGAGTACAATAGGTGTTCCATATGTTTCTTCGCCGTTGGCATCTTCGGTTATCTTTGAATAATACAGTCTGTCAAGACCGATGGTTGCCATACATTATTCCTCCAATCCATAGTTTTTTGCCACATCGATGGCATAATGGTGATAGCCGGTATCGTCCTCGTGTCCGATATACCGTCGCTCGGTTACTATGAAATCTGCATTCAGCAAGGCAGCAATGATTTGCTTTTTACGCAGCTGATAATTCGCCTTTGAAAACAGTGATATCCGCGCTTCCTGTACCTCAAAGCCAGGACGGTTATCTGCATGAACTTCGAAAATGTCCGAAAGCGGGAGAATGACTACATATTCATCCGGCGCCATATCTGAAAAAACGCCGGTCTCCACAGGAAGTGGCACGGCGGATATAAGGGTATTTAGTTCCGATAAAATGCTCATAACTTGCCGATTTCCTCCTCCAGTTTGGCGACCATGGCTTCAGTGCATGGTTTCTGGGATGCTGTCCGGGCAGGTCTGAGAAAGGGTCTGGCAGGTTGGCCGTGCTTACCGTACTCAATAATGTTGGCAATCTTGGCATTGCTCTCTCCATCTGATCGTGGCTCAGCAAAGCCAACCTTAACATTGAAGTTGCCATCCCTGTCCTGCTTGGCTTCCGAAAGTCCCAAAGATGATAGCATCTCACCAGTTGCTCTCGACGGGTATTTTGTTTCCTTGCCAATGGATGTACGAAGGTTACTTTTAACCTTTTCCAACACAACTTTGCCGCCCACTTCGAGCACACGTGGTGCGATAACGTCTATCTGATCACCAAGTCTGGATATACGCAGGAGGAATTCATCAGGCATCTTTATACTGACTTTTGCCATATATCTCACCTCACTGACGGCTCCAGCCGTTCGGCCAGAACCTCGATATACATACCACGACCTCGAACGTCCTCTGCACTGAGTATCCGGTACCGACCTTCAGCGCAGGTGATAATCATTCCGGCTGTAATCTCCAGGTTAGGTATCTTTCTGAACCGGAATAGGGAGGAGGCCGTAGAGAACACCGCCATATTACTCCATCGTTCGCTGCCATGGCGATCCTCCTTGTACGCCCGAACAGATGCGAGAATGGTATCAGTTTCGGCAGCGAAACCTTCTGCATCTTTGGCAGGCGCTGTGCTGATAACATCAATGAATGTGTTCATCTTTCCAAAGCTCACATTAAACACCCCACTCCCGGTCGAGCCTTAATAACAAATTTACCGTATTCCATACCTGTTGCCCCGCCTGAACGTTATCCGCATAAAAGCCTGCTGTCGAGCCATCTCTGCTTTCATAGAAATGACTCGACAGCATAATAATCGCCTGTTCTGTGGTTGGCGGCATTGTGTGTGTTTCATACCATCCTGCAGTAACGTGCTGGTAGCTCTCGGCGTAGGACACAGCGGCTCTAATGAAGCTTAGTAGAAGGTCATCGTCCGTGTCGTGAGTGAGGATAAGGTTGGCTTTGACCTTGGGTAAAAGATTATCTGATACCGCCATGCTGTACGCCCCCTTTCGCTCACTCTTCGTCAGGCACCATTAATCCAGCCGCTTTCAATTTCGAGAGAAGCGCATTGAAGTCCGTTACAAGTGTGGCTGTGTCCTCAGCTGTACTGTCGGCTTGATTCGCAGCCATTTTCACCAATCCTGCGGCTTGCTCTGTAGCATCGGTAGGATACGCTGGAGCATACAGCTTCCCATCTTCGCCTATTTTAACTTCAACGGTGTCACTCTCGCCTGCGGCAGCAGCTTTTACACCGCCGAGAGTCTCCTCGGTTGCCATAAGAAGCGGATTGGCAGAAAGTCCTGTTACTGTAGCTCCTTCTTTGATTTCAAGTGTTCCGCCTATTACAGTTTTCTCTCCGCCTTGTTCGGTGTAGTTCTTAGTGTTATAGCTCATACTGCACCTCCATTAAGCTTTCTGCTGGAGAACTTTTATAGCCTCCGGTAGAATCAGCTTTCCGTCTACACGCTGAGTAGCGACAAAACCGACCTGTCCGGTGACGGCATAAAGCTCGTTGAGTCGCTTAAATACACGCCCTTGACGATCTGCTACCCAGTAATAGCTGAAGTCACCAAAGACAATCGTCTTTGCCGACGCAGCAATAGTGGGCACATATGCCGAAGTATAAAGCGGTCGATTTAGAATGGTGTCAGGTGTACCTGCCTGAACGGACGGCTGCCAGAGATACTGACCCTGACCATCCTTTAGTTTGCGGATAGCCTTGACAGTAGCATCGTTCATGACAAACACTGCTCTGTTACGGTATGGTGCTTTCAAACTGTAGAACAGATCGAGCACCTCGTCCATAGTAATTGACGTAGCACTTGCAGTAGTCACACCGACTTGTGCCCCACCTGTAGCGGCGAGAATACCAGTTGGTTTTCCAGAGCCATCACCCGTGAAAAATGCTTCTTCTTCCTTATTGCCAATACGGCGAGCGAACTCTCTGGAGATGTAGGCTTCAAGGTCAAACACAGAGTCATTCAGCAGTTCCTCGGAAACCTTTATCAAAGTGCCAAGCTTATATGCCCCAATAGATACCTGACCAAAGTTGTCATCGCTCTCGGGAATGGTTCCTTCCTCGTCGATCCATGCGGCAGTACCTTTAGTCGCTACAACTGGTATTTTTCTATCCCCGGAAGAAGTAGTGATAACGTTGGCCAGGGTACGGAAGATATTCTCATCCTCGAGTGCTTCTACAAGAGTACGCTCAAATTCATCGGGAACCAGATAACCTCCCTCTGAATCAGTACCGATTTGTAGGGCATTCCTTACGTTTGGATCAAGTCCTTCTCCTGCGCGAGTACGCATAGCACTCCAGAAAGCTTTTTTGTACTCAGCGGATGCACGACCAGTCTTTTCCTCAGCCACCTTGGTAGGCGCATTTGTAATAGGATTGCTGGTAGCTTTGGAAAGCTCTAAATCAATTACTGCTTGGCGCTCAAGACGTTCGATTTCCTTGCCCAGAGCCACAACTTCGTTTTCCATTTTTTCATAGGTAGCAGTATCCTCGGCTGACAGAAGCCCATCACTGCCACGCTTGGCGTCAAGGAACGCTTTTGCAGCATCCCAAGCCTTTGCACGCTTTTCACGCAGTTCAAGAATCTTATTCATTTTGATGTTCCTCCTTCAAATTAGTGAGAAATTAAAAAGAGCCGCTTTTCCAGCTGCTCTATTGGGGTACCGGTTTTTGGTTTTGGTTTCTTGGGCATCTTCCCAAGCAGAGAGTTGTACACCGCTGCACGAGAGAATATAAGGCCTTGTCCTGTATCCAGAGGAATGCGCTCATCGCTCTCCATGAACAGAATTTTATCTGCAAATCCGAGCTCAATAGCTTTATTCGCATTCATCCATGTCTCAGCATCCATGAGATGAGAGATCTTTGCTCGCGAAAGGCCTGACTTCAGTTCGTATGCATTGATGATGCTTTCCTTGACCTCATCCAGCAAGGCCTTGGCACGGAGCATTTCCTCGCTATCACCGATGGCAATTGTCGAAGGGTTATGGATCATCATCATGGATACCGGCGACATATATACATCGCCGCCAGCCATAGCAATTACAGAAGCGGCGCTTGCAGCAAGGCCATCAATTTTAACTGTGACCTTGCCGGTATAATCCATCAGCATGTTATATATCTGCGCAGCCGCAAATACATCCCCACCGGGCGAGTTAATCCAAACCGTGACGTCACCTGTGCCTGCCATCAGTTCGTCTCTAAACATCTTTGGCGTCACTTCGTCGCCATACCAGGTCTCGTCTGAAATTTCTCCGTTGAGGTATAAGGTGCGTTCTTCGGTAGTTTCATCTCGCACCCAATTCCAAAATTTCCTCATTGGCTGTTAACCTCCTTTTGATAAAAATTGCCTGCCTGTGAAAGAGGGAGCATGTTACCGTTCACCAGATACAGGTCTCCGCCTTCTTCAGCAGGGATACGATTCATATCTTCAAGCTCCCGGATATCATTCGCTGACAGCCAGCCATTCTGTCGCCCGACAGCATATCCGTTCATCCGGCTCTGGTAGTCGCCACGCAGCAAGCCATCTACATTAAACTTAATAAAGATTGAGTTCTTCTCAGATGGCAAGAGTAACGATTGCTGAAGACTCTGCTCCCATCGCACCACCCATGGGTTAAGCGTGTATTTTACGAACTCCAGCGATTGCTGCTCAATGTTGGAGAAGCTGGACTTTTCAAGGTCACCCACCATGTGCGGAGGTATACGGAATATCCTTGCGATTTCATTGATCTGAAATTTTCGTGTCTCCAAGAATTGAGCTTGCTCCGGAGGAATACCAATTGCCTGAAACTTCATTCCTTCCTCCAGCACAGCGATTCTATGGGCGTTTCCACTGCCTTGATAAGCGCTGTTCCAACTGTCCTTGACTCTCTGGATGTCCTTAATTACACCGGGATGTTCCAGCACACCACCTGGATTTGCTCCGTTTGCGAAGAATGAAGCACCGTATTCTTCAGTCGCAAGCGACATGCCGATGGCGTTTTTAGCCATAGCAATAGGACTGTATCCTATAAGTCCATCAAAACCGAGTCCGGGTATGTGGAGTATCTCATCTCTGCGAAGTATCACTGTTCCGCTGTTGGGATTGATCCGACTTTCTTCGGAATCTCTGCGGTAGGTGTATATCAATTCTCCGTTTGAAGCTCGGCTAACTTCCATCTTGTTAGGAAGCAGTGGGTACAGTGCAATAGGCTGTCCGCGACCATTCCTCAAAATCTGCGCATAGGCATTGCCCCAAAGTAAAAGATGACTCATTAGTGTCTCTCGGAACACAAATGAAGTCATCTCGGGGTTAGGCTCATTATGAAGCAGATAGTATAACGGATGTTGTGGTATACGTTCTTTGCTTCCGTCCATTCGGTATTGATAAACGTGTAGCGGAAGTCCTGCTATAGCCTCGGATAGTATCCTCACGCAGGCATACACTGCAGCTGATTGCATTGCCGTCCGTTCGTTAACTGTCTTTCCACTGGTAGTGCTGCCAAACAGAAACGAAAATGCACTGCCAATACGATTTTTAGGCTTATCACGTGATCGAAATAGTCCTTTTATAAAACTCATGCATTTTTCCTCACTTTTTTATTTTTGATATTGACACTATACTTACTCCGTGTTATAGTGTGAGTATAATACATACACAAGTATGTCCGATAATAAATGAAAGGAATTGAAACTATGGATACTTCTCAAATCATCAAAATTATCAAGGAAGAACTCTCAGAAGCCGAGACACGCATTATACAAAGATTGAGTGCCGAAGAATCTTCACAATCGGAAGATACTGCTCCCTTAAAACCACTGCCAGAAAATGAAAACTACGCAAAAGCCCTAAAATCTTATCTTGCAGGGGGTACGCATTCCGGTACAGCAAAAGAACTTGGCGTAAGCATGGCGCAGGTCAAAAAATACTATACTTGGCTTGTTAAAAACGGCTATCTCCCAATTGAAAATGCTGAATTGTCGGAGGCCGAGCAGCGTGTCGTAGACTGCATTTACGGAAGGAAGATGTCCCTAAGGGAGACTGCTCAAGAACTTGGGTGTTCTGTAAGCAACGTAACATACCGCCGAGATAGCGCTCTTCGCAAAGGCTATGTGCCAAAGAATGCAAAGTAATCACAGAATTATTAACCCCCTCTCGTTATACACAGACTCGCCGCTACTTCCATGTCCACAACGAATGGCGCGGTCAAGTGCCATAATGGTTGCTACCGCGCCATCTATTCTTTCTGTACTCTTCTCCTTATCTGGCTTTATGTTTCCTGCCGGATCGGTCTTGATGTAGATGTTATCCATCATCCAACGGAGTACAGGGTGACCACCGTGAGCGATTTTCTGCTCAAGTGTCAGCTTCATTAGTTCCTTGGTAGGTGGAGACATATCTTTAAAGCCCTGTCCGAAAGGAACGACTGTAAACCCGAGACCCTCAAGGTTCTGTGTCATCTGAACAGCTCCCCATCGGTCAAAGGCAATTTCTCGGATGTTATACTTCATTCCGAGTTGCTCAATAAAGCTTTCAATAAAGACGTAATGCACAACATTTCCTTCCGTCGTCATAAGATGTCCCTGTTTTACCCAGAGGTCGTATTGGACATGGTCACGACGTACCCGGAGATCAATGTTGTCCTCCGGCATCCAGAAAAATGGGAGTATCTCATACTTGTCCTCCTCGTTCTGTGGCGGGAATACCAGCACGAAAGCTGTTATGTCCGTTGTAGAGGAAAGATCAAGTCCACCATAACATACCCGTCCTTCTAGTCTGTCAGCATCAACCGGGAATGCGCAGGCATCCCACTTTGCCATTGGCATCCAACGTACGGCTTGTTTGACCCATTGATTAAGTCGAAGCTGTCTGAAGCTGTTTTCTTCGGCTGGATTTTGCTTTGCACTCTCACAAGCAGCCCGAACCTTATCAATTCCAACCGTTATTCCAAGGGAAGGATTCGCTTTCCTCCATACTTTTGGATCAGTCCAATCATCATCTTCCTTTGCGCCATAGATCACGGGATAGAAAGTAGGATCATGTTTTCTTCCCTCTAAAATGTCCAGCGCCTTCTGGTGTGTTTCGTAGCAAATGCTCTGTGTATCTGATCCTGCAGTGGTTATGAGGAAATATAGCGGCTGCATTCTTGCATCACCAGAACCCTTTGTCATGACGTCAAACAATTTCCTGTTAGGCTGGGTATGCAGTTCGTCAAACACCACACCGTGGATGTTGAAGCCGTGCTTGGAATAAGCCTCAGCTGACAGCACCTGATAGAAGCTGTTGGTTGGAAGATATATTAGTCGCTTTGTTGAAGCCAGTATCTTTACACGCCGGGACAGTGCCGGGCACATCCGTACCATATCAGCTGCTACCTCAAAAACAATCGATGCTTGCTGGCGATCAGCCGCACAGCCATACACTTCGGCACGTTCTTCACCGTCACCGCAGGTCAATAAAAGAGCAATAGCTGCAGCAAGTTCTGATTTGCCCTGCTTCTTTGGGATCTCCACATACGCCGTATTAAACTGACGGTAACCATTAGGCTTAAGAATGCCGAATATGTCACGGACAATCTGCTCTTGCCAGTCAATTAGCTCAAAAGGTTTACCTGCCCAGGAGCCTTTCGTATGGGAAAGAGCTTGTATAAAAGAAACCGCATAATCTGCGGCATCTTTATCATAATAAGAGCCTTCGGCCATGAAAGCGGTTGGCTTGTATTTCTTTAATTTACGCATAGGCGCCGCCTCCTTTATAAAAATAGGCAAAAGGAAAGAGCCTCCGCAGAAGCCCTTTGCTTTTACCTATTTCTTCTTTTATTCTGCTTCTTGCGTTTCACCTGTTAAAATGAAACGACAATATTCAGCTTTGTGATCAATGAGGTAATCTACCAGTTCGTAGTAGCCACGCTCATTGGCCTCATATTGTACACGATTCACATCAAACATATTTGTAATGCCACTATCTCGTATAGCGAGGATTTGCTCCTTTATTTTTTCAGTCATCAGTGGGTACCTCTTTCTCCACAGAGTCAATGGTGGCCTGGCGCAGGATATCCGAGTCAAAGCCCGCGTCCTTGTAGCCTTCCAAAATAGTGGTATAGTAATAGCAACTTGGCTGGCCAAGCGGTCTACCCTCGTTCATCACATACATCATAGCTTTGACATTCTTGCCTCCCAGTTTTACCTTTACCGTTTCCTTTCGGTAAAGAAAGGGCCAGCCTTCATAGCGGTCGAGCGCAGCCTCGTCTGCAGAAGTTAGTTCCCAAACCAATACAGGGACGCTGCCGCCCTTAAAGGGTTCTACTGTCGCCACCGCACCCGCATGTGCGCCCCGGAATAGGAGCCGCCAATCTTTCAGCATGCTGGTACCCACTACCTTTGCTGTGGGGCACCGGTTTGCCATTTGCTTTATGTTAAGGTTTGAGCCGTAGGCAATGTACAGTTTTTTATCCATTATT